AACCACGAGAAATGATGTTTTGCGTTGCAACCAGACCAGGAGAGGCCGCATTACGATTAACCTCAATGTTTTGCTGTGCTTGCTCAAGAGCCTGCAATTGTGCGTCAACAGCAGCCTGATTCGACTGTGTTAGCTGTTGTGTGGCTTTATCGTTAGAATTGGACTGCTGTACCGCGCCATATATTTGAGTGGCTATCGGAATGGCATTGTCTAAAAGTGCGCCCCAAAAACTCATAATATTCTCCTTATCCTAGCAATCCCTTGGATGCTGACGTTGGCCCATCTCTTAAAATAGGGTTCTCTGGTTGTTCTTCATAATTTTGTTGAGCTTGAGCCTGTTGTGGTTCAGGATTTGGCTGTGATGGCTGTCCTTGTGTATCAGGTTGTTGCCCACCATCTCTTTGACCCATAATCTGTAATATTTGAGCCAAAATAGGTGATATTTCAGGGACAATAGCCGCAAGTACACCAACCGCTTCTTCTGATTTTATACCATCTAATAAAGCGTACACATCACCTGGTTCAAGTCTTTGCAATCTTTGTAAAATTAAATTTTGGTACTCTTCGCTGAAATCAGACTGTTGACCTTGAACAGGCGCACCATCAGTTGTTACAGGAGGAGGTTGTCCTTGTGGTGATGCAGGTTGCTGTGGCACAGAAGGTTGATTAGAAACCTGAGCAGGAACTTGACCCTGTGCATCATTCATCATTGGTTTTTTCATTATGTCCATTTTTATTCCTTATCCTTGAAAACTAAACCTACCAGTTAATCCAGTAGTGGGTGCAGTATAATTATTGTTTCTAATTGTATTGAATGTATTGTTGATGGAATCATAGCTATAATCTTTAAGAGAGGTCAATGCTGACCTTGCTTCACTTGATAGACCAGAACTCCCATTAATAACATTTTTGTTTATGCCTGAGATAAAATTATTGGAATTAAACCCATAGTTCTTGCCGTCTACCCGAAGTCCATCTCTACTCCCAACATTAAGTTTTAAACTAGAAAAGTTTGTTGCCCCATAATCTTTTAATCTACCAACAAGGTCTAAGGTTGATTGAGAGACTTGATCGGCAAAGTCAGAATTTCGCTGACTGAATTTTTTACCTGTCTGTCCAGACGAATCAATTGATGAATCGTTTAGATTAATTTCTCTAGTTTGACCTTTATTAGACGGTTTCTTGCTAAACCCAAGAGCCGCGGCAAATCCGCCAACAATTGCTCCAATTGCCGCACCAACAGCAGTACCTACGCCTGGTGCTATAGCAGTACCAATTGCCGCACCTGCTTTAGAACCGCCATATGTTGACAGCCCATTAACAGCCGCCTCTTTTACAGAACCTCCTTGAAATAAAGTTACTGCCGCAGATGTGATGCCCTCACCAGCCGCGCCACTAACACCAGGTATTCCGCTTGATCCTGTTGACCCTCCAAATGTTGAAGGAAAAGAAGTTCCTGCGCTTGATGCGAAATTAGTTGAGGCACTGGCTGCTGTGACACCAGCACCAGCAGAACTTGATCCTGCTCCAACGGCGCCACCTAATAAACCACCTGTTTGTCCGCCTAAAATACTAGCACCACTTATCCCTGCGGCTTGCCCAACTGCTCCAACGGCATTTCTAACCAAACCACTTGTGGACTGACTGATCGGCGCAATAACCCTATCTTGGCTTATAGGCTCCGCACCTGCAATTGTTGGGTTTTGTATCTGTTGTTGATTAGCACCAGTTGATATATCAAATGAATTTTGCTCATTCTCATTAGCTGCCGCGGACGCGTTTCCTTGCTCGTCTAACCCACCACCAGTAAAATTAGAGTATCGTGAGCCACGGTATGAATTACCTTGAATTACTTCAAAATCGTTTTGACTATTTTCATTCATTTTAAGTATTCCTGATTAATTGCCACTCGAATGTTATTGAATTACCTACAAGAGGGTCTCTGCTCATTATAACATCAAAACTATTAGCATTGTAAGTTTTTGTCTCAACAACAAATGCGTCAATTGGTGGTGTTCCAGTAAAAGATATTGGCTGAACTATCACACGATAATCATTATCCGGTTGAGGGTCAGTGAATATAACCTGTGATCCAACATCTGTTTCTGATATTGTGAATGTCCCTGATATGAAATTATTAAGTCTTTCTATAGATTCATTTGCCAATTCTAACGTAGCGTTGATGTTATTTGTGGCCGTATTTGCCAAATTAAACGCTTCGTTTGCTGTTTGTTGTGCTGATGCTGTGGTAGCTTCTGTTGGATCAGGTAAGTTTGCAACTGAAAATTCTGGATTATTTATTTGGGAGTTAATATAATTTGTTGAGCTCAAAATAACTTGATAAGCTTCCCAAAACCAATCAATCATAATTGGCAGGTCTTGCTCGGCATTTCCAACTGATCTTGGTGGATGCTCTAACCTTCTAGGAATTGGTACTAAATTACTATCTGCTGTCATTATCTTAGTACCCTCTTAGAATCAAGCTGCATACGCCTTAATTCAAATGGCGCATCATCAGTCATGTAAATTTCAAACTGCCATGTATCTGCCAATCCTTGAGCCCCGAACTCGATTAAAAGCGTATCTCTACCAATTTTTCCCAAATCTCTTCTCTGCCAATTATTCCATCCTTTATTGTCAGGATTAGACCTAAACATAATATATGGAGATTTTTCGTATGTGCCAACACCGCGCTTTATTGTAAATCTGACACCATCAACACGCATGGTTCCAGCACTATCAAAATGTGCTGTGCGGATATATGCACGCTGAACATCATTGTCATTGGTGTATGTCTCAGGATCAAGCTGATAAACTTTTCCTTGACCTCCTATCAATGTTTTACCCCATAGAGGAAAAACTGATCGACCTGGCCACAAGTCAGGAACACCATTCTCATTATTCCATCCATATATCTCAAACCATTGACCACGGCGCATATCAAGAACGCCCGTAAGACCTTTTGTCCCATAAGAGTTTGTTGCCTCTGGAGATTGAAAAATAATAAACTTTTGACCTTTGATGTAGCATTCAAAAGCCCATGCGCGATTTAATGATCCTAAATTATTCAAAGAATATCTATGCTCTATTTCATACTGAATATCATTCGAAACGGGCTGTGTCGTTTGTCCTGATAGGCGAACAAATTCAAATTGATCGTTCAAACCCCACACTGCATTACCCGCAAAGCACAATGTGTGAGGCTCACTTATTCCATCACCGACAGCCCAACGATTAAAAAATGGAACGTCTGTGTTACCTAAGCTTCTTTCATATTGCTCAAGGCTTTCTTCACCAGCGAAAATAATCTCATTAAAAGGCGTAACCAACATGGCTGTAATATCATCTGGACTACCATCAACAGCAAATGTGTCAAGCGGATCCCATGTCTCAAAATCATTTAATGCACTGTGCTGAAATCTTCCAGAATCCTGCTCAACAGCAAGAACGTAACCATCAAGAAAGCCAACCCATTTTGATAAAGGTGCGTCTTGTGACAAAATACTATTTTCAACGCCATCATATTTAATTATTTGAGCACCAGCAGCCATAATAAGGCCATCACGCGTTCGTGCAAAGCTCACACGCTCACCTCCTGCAACAGGCGTTCCTGGTATTTCTTCAAATTCCCCATTACTATCTATACGAAAAGATCGTCCATCTTCACCAACAGCTATTAGATCGTTTCCGTGTCTTCCAAGGTGGATGTCTGCTTCATTTGGCAAAGAGGCAAATTCTTTTAAACCGGGGAATTTTGATATACCACCGCTTTCCGTGACAAAGCAATTCTCAAGTGCGGCGAAAGTAGCCGTGAGCATTGACTCGTCAAGGTTTTTAAACAATTTTCTATTAAGTGGAACATCAACCCATCTTGGCATTACGTACTCACCACACTGACATCAACGGCCCATTCCATTGTGAGGCCAGTGTCTCCTGTTACATTTAATTCAATTTCAGAATTGTTGGCGGAAAAATCAGAGGAAAAAGTAGGCTGTGTCTCAAAAGGAGTTCTTAAATTTTCTTGTCCGATTGTATCAATAACTGCTGGCTGATCCGAAAGAGCACCATTAACAATCGCTTGACCACCGCCACCATCAACGATTATTTCATTATCCAAAAATTCTC